CACGTCCTTGCACCAGTCGATTCTGTAGGGGGGTGCTATGTCCACCCTCGCCAGCTTTTCTAACGTCTCTACGAGGCGTTTACGAGGGATTGCGAGGCATCCGCTGGCGAACATCTGAATCGGCACCAGCTCACTAGCCGACTCTGCGTTGGCAGTTTGGAACTTCAGGGCTTGCAGGTGCTCTGCCTTCGGACGCAGGGCTGGCCTAGGCGGCAGTGTGCGGCATGGGTATGGGATGCACACGGTTGCCTGGTGCTGATGGGCGAGCTCTGCCATACGCACGATGTCGGCCGCGGCAAACTCCACGTCATGGTCGATCTGCACCCAGACGTCCTTGCCGGAGTCGAGGAACCACTTGGTAGCTCGGCAACGGCTGCGGGATATCAGGGCATCCTCACGGATGGCTCTGAGGTCGGTCTGGCGATCTGATCGTGCAAAGGTGGCTGTCAGGTCGACCCAGGACATAAGGCAGGCTGCTGAGATGCCGCCGTAGGCATACAGGCTGACATGGATGGAAGGCCTGGTGCCATCCTTGGTCTCTGGCTGCACCACCGACTTCGGCTTGGGTGCGTAGAGGAACGGGTCGTCTATCGGTGTGGTGGTTGGTGTGCTCATTGGGTTTGTTGGGCGAGGCCTGCTGCTTCTCGTTCTCTGGCTAGGGTCAGTTCGTGGCCTTTGGAGATCATGTAAACGATGGAACCGCGGGGCACATTGCAAGCCTTGGCGGTGCCATCGAGGCTGAGGCCCATGTTGCGGAGCTGGTAGGCGCGAATCATGGATTCGGGGTGGTGCCTGACGGCTTGCTGGGCGTAGTCCTCGATGAGCATTGGGTCTGGCGAACCGTCTTCGAGGAACTTCTGGTTTTCCGGGTAGGATATCCAACCAGCTTTGACTGCCCGTGCGATTATCTGCGGCGCTTCAGATAATAGCCTGAGGTTGTCGTTGTGTGTTCTGCTCATATCAATAGCTCGGCGATGGGTCGGTGAAACGGCAGAATTGGCCTTCGTACCATAGGTTGATCAGACCGCACTCGCCGTCACGTTGTTTGGCGATGGCGATCACGGCTTCTCCCTGTGGCTCGTTGCGATCCCTGTTGAGCAGTAGGACCAAGTCTGCGTCGCGTTCGATCTGGCCTGAGTCGGCCAGGTCGGTGAGTCTGGGTATGCGTCCCTTGTCCTTTTCGTTCTCACGATTCAACTGGGCGAGGGCCACGATAGCGGTTTTCGTGTCGGTGGCGATAGATTTCAGCTTACCGGACACTTCTGCGATCTCGTAGGTCTTCTTCTCGGCTGCTCGTGAGCCATGGATTTTCTGCAGGTAGTCGATGATGACCAGCTTCACCTTCGACTTGCGTACAGCACGTCGAATGATTGCTGTTATCGAGGCAATGTTTGATACAGCAGAACCGGATACAAACTCAATGGGGCTGTTGGCTATCTTGGCTGAAGCACTGCTCATAGCCTTCATTCCTCCTTGATCCAGTTCTCCAGTCTTGATGCTCTGCATAGGAACAGAGCCGACACTGGATACCATACGGCGTACAATAGACTCATCGGACATCTCTAGCGATATGAATAGTGTCGGAACCTTTGCTTGTATGCCTGCAGCATTGGCAATGGCTATTGCAATAGCTGTCTTACCGATGCTGGGTCTTGCCGCGATGATGGTGAGTTCTCCGAGTTGGAAACCATCGGTCTTTTGGTCGAGAGCCCAGAAGCCCGAGGTGATGCCCGAGAGCTGGCCTTTGCGTGCGAATCTTTCCTGCGTGGCGTCGATGAAGCGTCCGACTACGGACTTCGAGGATTGCACCTCGCCCTTGGAGACCTCAATGGCGAGCCCTGCTTCGGCATTAGAGACGATTTGATCGACGGTGAGGGTGGAGACAGCGGACTCACGCATCAAACGGTCCCCAGCGGCTCGTAGCTGGCGTCTGAGGTGAGCTTCTAGGACCGACTTGGTGAAGGCCGGGTAGTTGGCGGCTGAGGGGCACAGCTCGTCGGCCTTGCTGAGATCTTCGAAGGGAGCGGCAAGAGCTGGGTAGAATTTCTTCCACTCTGTAATGATTGTCTTCTGTGTTACCTTGTCGCCTTTGTTGGTTATGCCTTTTGCAATATCGTAGATGCTACGGAGGTTCTCGTTCTGTATTGCTTCACTAGGAACCTTTGCGAATACCTCGTAGCACACATCGGTACTACCACCGATACAACAGCCTACTAGGCCGTACTCGTCATCCTCTGCGTAGAAGGGATCGTTCATAGGTAGTTGCGCAGATCTTTGGCGTCGGTGGGGATTGGCAGGTTCTTGCCACTAACAGCAGGCAAGGCATTCCTAGGAGGGAAAACTCCTTGGTAGTTGCTTGCGATTGAATGCATCACTGCTTCCGGGAATGTTTCAGCGGTGTATTCCTTGGCCCATGCTTGCAAGGCAGCCGAAAGGCCGATGCGCTTGTAGCCCTGCTTGCGTTCGGCTTTGTAAGCCAGCCAGGTTTCCACAGCGGCAAGGCACTCGTCGGTCTGGAACTTCTCGGGAAGTGTCAAGCCGTACTTGACAGTCCACGGTGACTTCGGAGTCGTAGTATCTTCTTTAGGAGTAGGAGATGGAGAGCTATCTTCTGGCCATGCTGTGGCCATAGGTGTGGCTATCGTCTGGCTATGCTCTGGCCATGCCGTGGCCATTGGGGTCGCCATGGCAACCCCATTAGGGTCGCCATCGTCTGGCCATTTTGACCACCGTTTCAGCGCTCCATTGCGTCCCGCGGTGGCTTGTTTGGCCTTGTAGGCCTCTTGGTCAGCCCTGACTTGCTCCAGCCTTTCGTTCCGAAGCATCCCATCGTCGCATAGCGAGAACTTAGCCAGAACATAGCCAAGCGATGGCGACCCCAATAGGGTTGCCATGCGTCCGGCACGGTCTGGATCGTTCGGGATTCCGCCTTTGGTCCACTGATGGCAGAGCAGCCGGATATAGCCGCCCACTTCCTCGGCGCTCATGTCCGAGGTTCCAGCGAGAAAGTCGTCGGCGTAGAACTGAAAGGCTGGCGCCTTGCGTTTGGTTTCCTCGCTCATTTAAGTCCTTTCGAACTCAAGTATGAGGCACGGGCATCGTAGGCCTCGCCCACAACTGATTTCATCATCTTGCAAACCTCGTCAACCAATTGAGGCGTAATCACAACCACTGAAGGATCTTCGAATCCATTGCTTTGCTTGATGCAAACGTATCCAGAGTCAGATGCGTATACTTCAGTGTCAGGTTGTCCCTGCAGTTCCAGCGTTTTTGTAGTGGTGTTCATGTATCAAACAGAAATCCCCACCAAACACAGGGTAGGAGATCGCAGGAAGGGACTGCGAATGCCTGTGGTGGTGGGGATAAAAGTTGTCATGTCCTTCGTTTGGTATCGACGCTCACCTCCTACAGCTCACGTCGACGTGGCGTTACCTATCGTCCTGCTTCCTCGTCGTCTAGCTCTCTGATGAGCGTGCAAAACGCTCGGTGTGCTGTTGCTGGGACAACACCGTTACCGAGTAGCCGGAGTTCGTCTGTTCGATTGTCACAGGAGACGCACAGCTGGGCATAGTCCATCCCACTGGGAGGCCCATTAGGGTCTCCACCCAGCGGGGGTTCAACTTGCCGCATCCCATTGCTCTGGCCTCCGCATCCGGCAGCATCGACGCCAGCTTCTCCCGATTCCCAGCTCCACCCGCAAGACCTGTCGGGCCTCCCGTCACTCCCGCTGACGCTGGAGTCGGCCATGTCGTGACCTGCTGATGCAGCGTCGGACTTAACTCCGGACTGCTGTAGCCCTCGGTCTTGTTGGCTCTCGGTGTCGCCCACGACCCTGGGCGGCTCCCATCCGCACTGCTGCTCGCCGGGACGGCTGGGCCATGCACTGCAACGACTCCCGCCAGTTTGGATTTCGCTGCCACCTTCTCCATGTCCACGTTTTCCCCAGTGTCCTTGTGGTCCCTGGCTGCCGGCGTTGGCCATGACTTCACAACCACTGTCGTCAGACTCTCCTGACTGCCCTTCATGCCTCTGGAGCGATTTTGAAAGCCCTGACGCACCTCCGAAGCCACTGGAGACGGCCAAGATGAACACTCGCTTTCGCTGGTGCGGTGCGCCGACTTCAGACGCGCTGAATATGCCCCACGTCGTTCTGTAACCCATTCCTGCCAAGTCTTCGATGACGTCGGACAACCCCAGGCTGATATGTCCTTCGACGTTCTCAAAGAAGCAGATCCGGGGTCTGAGAAGTCGAATGCCATCTGCAATCCACGGCCACAGGTGCCGCGGGTCTTGCTTTCCTTTGCGCTGCCCGGCTGCACTGAAGGGCTGGCAAGGGTATCCGCCAGTGAGGATGTCCACGCGGTCACGAAATGCTTCCCAAGGGAAGGTTTTAAGATTCGGCCAGATAGGTGCCGGGTCCATGAGTCCCGCTTCCATTTTCGCAACCAGATTGCTGATGGCGAAGGCTTCGATCTCACAAAGAGCGACTGTGCGCAGATCTGGGATTGCTCGTTTGAGTCCAAGCTCAATGCCTCCGTATCCAGCGCAGAGGCCAATGTGTGTAACTGACGAGGTAGAATCCATGTCATGGTGCTTC